AAAAGAAGCCACACGTGATGGTGGGGCGGACTTATTCTTTAATACTCTAGCTTTAATTGTTTGACCAACACGACGCTTGTCTTCACCTGTTCCAGCCTCAATCCACTCATCTCTACGTACATCTACACGGGTAAAATAACTGTAGTTCTTACCCTTACCGCCTGGGGTAGTGCGGGGGTCTCCAAACTGAACACCAACTTTGTCACGCCATTGGTTAATAATAATTCCAATGAAAGGACGTTCAAACTCTGTAAGGCTGCGTTTAGACGCTAAACCTACTTTGCGAAAAAACTTATTAGTGAGAAGGGCTCCGCGTCCTATAGTGTGCTCATCCATGTCTTTATCGTCTTCTGCGCTAGGAACTAATGCTGGAAGTGAATCAACTACAATACAATCAATTGCTTTGCTCTCTACAACCTGTATAACCGCCTCGTACGCCTCTTCCATAAGGTTTGTAGATACTACGTACACGCGAGAAGTATCAACGCCGCACATTTCTGCGTATTTTGGCACCCACTGCTCTGCTGCTACCCATACAGTTGTAAAGTCTGGATTAAGTTTTTGGTTTGCTGCAATAGTTTTTAATGCAATTGCTGTTTTACCTTGGCTCTCTTCACCAATAACTTCATGCCACTGGTTAATTGGCCACCCACCACCTAGCGCTACGTCTAAAGAAATAGAGCCAGTAGTTATATAACCCATAACATCATCTCTAATGTCAGACCCTAAAACAATTGTGCCTAGGCCCATTTTTTTATTAATTGAGCTAAATACTTTTGCTAACTCACCTGTAATTGCCATTAAATATGTCCAATGATTGTCTGTGGATTAAAACCGCCTGCTTGTACTTGCTTTGATGGTTGAGCTGGCCCTGAAGCCTGTGGCCCACTTGTTATGCCTCTGCCCATACCTGAACCACTTTGTGTGATTGGGTACCCGCAATCATAACAACGTTTACGAGACTCTGGTGTAGCCCCTGCGTAGTTGCCGCTACCGCATCCTGGGCATCGATCCGCCATAGGAACTGCAGGAGTGGCTACTGGGTATGAAGGCTGTTGGCGTTGGTATGGCACCTGCTGTTGCGGAACGTAAGTAGGCTGTATACCTTGTTGTTGAGGTGCAGGTTGAACACCAAGTTTTTTTGCAAACCAATCGGCGTTACTCATTATCTAGGTCCATATCTATATCTACTCTTCCTGAACTTATTGCAGCGGTTTCTAGTATACCAAGGCTAAGCCCAATAGATAAAGCGCCAATTAAAGACGACATAGAAATTGCTTTATATATAACAGACGACGCTTCTATTTCTTCTTCAGACATTTCATTATTAGTTTTAGATTCTTGTAAAGCAAGCATAGTAGACACACTCATATCAGAAATAGAATCAATAAAGGGCATTAACTCAAGAATACCGCTAAGGCGTAGATCGCTATCTTCTTTTTCTTTAACGTCGCCCTCTTCACTAACTCTATTTAAACCAACGCCCTCCGCTAAAGAGTTTGCAGGAGCTAGTCCTGTGTCGTATAAGTACCAACGAAGCATAGTTGATAACGGAATCTCTGTAGACACGACCTCAAACTTTTTCTTTTTTTTGTTATACCACGCCATGTTCAACCCATTTCTTTTCTATTTGTTTAATCATTTTGCCTCTCCCCACTTGGTAACTACTTTAATATCTGCCACCAAAGGAATGGGTAGGATTTTAATCTCTTCCATAGCCTCACGGATAGCGCTGATTGTTTGATCTACCAGATGGTCTGGGGTTAACGTCACAAGTTCATCGTGCACTGTAAGGATCAATTTAGCACCTTCTGGGATCATCTGATGAGCACGCACCATAGCAACTTTAATAATGTCAGCGGCCGAGCCTTGGATTCTTGTGTTAAACGCTTGACGCTCAGAGCTAGACCTAAAGCTGTGGACTTTAGACGAGATATCAGGGAGATAGCGCCTACGCTTTAAAATTGTAGTGACGTACCCTTTATTACGAGATAGGCCGATAACCTTAGCGCGATAGGTGCTAACAGCCGCAAATTTATCAGAGAAGTCAGTCAAAAGCTTTTTTGCCTCATTGACCGAGCACCCAATAGAACGTGCGATTTTGTCAGGGCCTACGCCGTAAGCCATAGCAAGCACAAGAACTTTACCTGCTTTACGGTCTACCCCCATCGTATCTCCTACCGTAGTGTAAATATCCCCACCATCTAGATAGTTTTTCATCATAATTGGGTCTTCTGACATTGCCGCAATTACGCGAGGCTCAATCTGTGAGTAGTCGGCTACTACCAATTTGTACCCTTCAGGGGCTGTAAATAAATTACGGATAGAGCGCCCGTGCGCAGTGTGCGGAGCAGGTACATTTTGAAGGTTAGGGTTACGGCTAGAAAAACGACCAGTCTCTGCCCCCCATTGAACAAAGTCACCGTAGATGCGGCTATTAACTAACATAGACTCTCGGGTTTCAACTTTTGATTTACCGCCCACGGTTTTAGTTACCTCACCGCCTAAATACGGAATTACGTACGTACTCATCAACTTATTTAAATCTGAATAAGTTAAAAGGGCGTTTACCAACTCATCTTTTTCTCGATAAGGTTCTAACGCCTCAGCAGATACGGAATAGTCTTTGTAGTCAAGTTCAGTCTCTGCTTTTTGTAACCCTTTACCAGTAAGGAGTTGTGGCCGTAACCCTCGACAACCTTCGTCGCGAGGCCCGTATAAAATGTATTGTTTTTCATTATTTGAATTAATATTAAACGGCTGACCAGCAATGCGATAAATATTAGATCTAACCTCTTCGATCTCAAGCACTAGCTTGTCATGAAGAATCTGTAATTCATTTGTATCAATGGGTGCGCCAGTCAATTTCATATCGCAAAGCACACGAAGAACATCCATCTCCAACTTCATAACGCCTTCAACATCAGCAGCCGCCAACTTTGGAGCAATAGACTTCCAAAGAATAAACGTGTATTTAGCGTCTAAGTAAGAGTATTTAGCTACCTCGCTAAACGAATAAAGCTCAACTTGATGGCCAATGCCCTTTTCCATGCTGTAGCCCAGCTCTCGCTGTAAGCAATCGTCTAAACCTAACTTGCCTTTGTTCTTGTTATCATATAAAAAAGAAGCCATTAACGTATCAAAATAAGGCCCTGGAGGCACACTACCTCCGTAGTACTTTGCTACAGAACTAAGATCAAATACTAAGTTGTGGCCTATAGTTAATATGCTGTCGTTAAACATTAAAGGCTTAATTGCTTTAAATACTTCTGCTGGGAACAACTGTGTAGGGGCCTCATCAAACACTTTGATTGCTTTTTTCTTATCACGAGAGTAGTCCAACTCTCGGGCAGGTAGCCCAGCAGCCACTCGTTTTTCACCTTGTCCAGTTAACGGAAAAGATTCAGAAACAAACTCCCCGTGCGGGTGCCCCATAGGAATTACATCGCCTCTGCCATGAGTAGCAAAGCTAATCCAAAGAACTTCGTTTACAGCAGGAGTGCCGCGATGATCTCCAACGGTTTCCACGTCAAATGCAAACGAGTCTTGCTTAAGATAGTAATTAACCATCTCGTTTAACTGTTCTTTTGTTGTAATAATATTCAAGCTGCACCCCTTATAAAGCCGAAAGGCTAGAGCCAGGGGATATAGGCCCTAGCCTTTCAGCGACCTATTTATTAAAGAAGTGAAGAAGCAACCGCTTCTAGTTCTTCCCAAGTTGGCTCCTTAATAGCGGAGCGTTCAAACGGCACCATTGCAGCAATTGCTTTTTCAATTGCTTCTTCATCTGTAATGCCCCAGTCCTCAGCGAGGTCACGTGGCTTAACTGGATTAATATGGTACACAGTTGATTGCATCTTGCCTGTACGACTAATCGCCCAGTAGTTCTTTGTTAAAGGGCCTGCTGGTGAGAAGTGCGCGGCATGCAGTGATTTGTACAAACGTGGACTTGCAATAAGCATTTGACGCTGCGGACCACCAGGTGCGCTGAGGTTAGCAATTGTAAATGCTTTTTTATCTTCAGGCTTACTTCCAATCTTTACACACAACGGGTCATTAGCACCTAGTGAAACGAATGAACGCTTACCTGATGTAATTTGCGACAAGAAGTGCTGCTTGTAGATAGCGAACGGGCCATCTTGATCAAGGAACTTAATTACTTGAAAGTCACCATCGCTGAATTTAAATTCAACTGGATAACCGCCTGCTGGTGCAGATGCTTTATCTGCGGCTTCCCAACCAGATTGAATTACTGAGCTTGTGCTCTGGGCTGGTCGGTCTTCAATTGCTGTGTTAGAAAACTCGTCGTTCTCTGCTACGTACTCATCTGTTCTGTTTACTGCCATTTGTTTATCATCCTTTTATTTTAGTTTGGTTTAGTTTCGTTTGCTCGGATGTTATTCCAAGCCTCGGCTATCTCATTACTGAGTTGTCGGTGTGCAGACCATTCTATACGTTTTATGTTTAGAAGTCCAGCCGAATCAAACAACCGAATTACTGCTTCCACCATAGCCCTAGAGTAAAGTCTGCGGCCTTGATGGTCATCCCCCTTAGAGTCCTTCTTAGCGGGAAGTCTATATGGTGAGGCAGGTAAGTACCCCTCTTTTATCCAGGTACGGATAGTAATAACTGGGCGGCCTAGGGCCGCAGCCAGTGGCCCAATAGTAAACATCTCTACCTCATTGCCGTTAGGCAATGTTTTTTTATAAGGCTTGCTATCCCAATGTAAATCTAGTTTTACTTCTGGAGCCTTCTCTACCAACGGCTTTCTTTTACGTTTGCTGTTAGGGTAATAAGAATCCAGATCTTCAAATAACTTGTCTATCTCATCTGACATTATTTATCCAATAAAAATGCGTACGATACTTTAGAGGGGAACATAGCGTCAATATCTTCTTCTGTTAGATAATTTTCATAAAACGCAGACATAATAGCTCCCTCATCAATAGTAGGAACCATCTTTATGCAAGTATCTTTGATGCCCTTTTTAGTAAGAATTTCTTCTGCAACATCCATATCAAGTGATTTAGAAACACGACGTTGACGTGTAAGAGTTACATCTCCTGTAACTTCATCAGTGATTGTAAGTATGCGATGGCCTCTATCATCGGCCTCTACTGCGTCTACAACTGCAACAAGTCGTTGTTTAATTTCTGTTTGGCGTTTGGTAATTAAATCAAGTTCATCTTTAAGCATAAGATATTGACGAACAGTATTTTTAAGTTCTTGGTCTTCCATGTTATCCCCTTTAACTAGAAGAATAACTTAATGCTTTAAAGGTTAGCTGTCAACCTCAGCAATATAAGCCGCTAGTGCTTTAATAATAACACTAGTGACTGTGACCCCTTCTTTAGCAGCTTTTTTTTGAACAGCAAGCCATAGGTCATCAGGTACGCGGATGGTACGCGTCGGAGTCTTAGGTGCGTTAGGCATTGAACAATTATACCTTCTCTGTGTAGGTTGTTGGGTGTAAATGCTTTAAATTATAGCTGATGCTAAAAACTGTTTAAGTCCCCCAACACTCAAAGGCACTCCGCCGTCTTTATCTAAGCCTTCACCATCAAGAATAGCGTCAGCTACTGAGCTTTTTTGTTGTAAAGACTCATATTGGCGGATCTCAATAGACCCCTCAACTAACAGGTCTTGAATAACAATAGACGGCCAAACGGACGATGCTCTTTTTATACGTCCGTTTCTTTGAACCGCGGCTCCTGATGACCATGGTAAGTCGTAGTTGACGAGGAGGTTAGCCGCAGGTAAATCCACACCGTAACCGCCAGCATCTGAAGAAATAAGCACCCGAATACTAGGATCAGTGTTAAAAGCAATTTTATTCTCCTCTTTAGTTTTGGCATCTAATTTTCCTGAGTATAAACGACACTGATCAGGGCCAAGCGCCTCAGCAATTTTGTCAAGCATATCTACGTAGGTAGCAAAAATAACTACTTTATTTGCGCCGTCCTGTTCAAGAAACTCTTTAACATATTGAATAAGGTAATCTAACTTAGGAGAGTTAGTAACGCCGTCTATGGCGCCAGAGTTATTTAAGTCGTTTGCGTAAGAAGATCCCTCACCCATTTGCAGGTTAAACTTAGATGCGCTGGTGCGAAGAAGATCAGGGTGGGAGCAGAGCATCTTTAATGCCCCAATCTTAGACATAATCTTGCCGCGCATTTCGTCTTCAGGCCCACCACGCTGAGAAGAGTATCCGTAATGAGATAGAACATTGAATGAAGAGCCGAATAAAGCTTGAGCTTCATCTAAATCAAATAGTAAGTCGTCAACAATTCGAGAATATAGTTTGGAGCACTTACGATCAAAATTAATTTTAATAGGGTCGTTGTGAATAGTGTCTGGCAAGTAAGGTGCAACATCTGGATCTTTTTGAGCTTTACGAACAGAAGCTTCTTTCATCTTTGTGTGAAGAGTATCTAAATTTCTATAATATTGAGGAGCGCCCCAAGAGTTTCTAACAATAAAAGCAGAATCAAATATGTCAAAGCGCCCAAGAACACTCGCATCTACAAACTGCATAATTGAGTAAAGCTCTTCTGGTTTGCCATTTTCTATAGGCGTACCCGTTAAAGCAAATCTAAAGGGAGCATTAACTAATTTCTTTACTGCTTTGGATCGTTTTGATTTAAAAGATTTGATAGCGGTTGCTTCGTCGAGCACGACAAATCCTCGCGGGAGATGTCGTACTTGGTCCCAGTCGTTAACAATTTGCTCATAGTTAAGCACAATGTAATCAACCCCGCTAGTCCGCCAGTCCATAGCTTCGGCGTACTGTTCTTTTCTTTTCTTTGGCGTTCCGTCAATGACCAAAGCTTTAGAAGTTCCATCTGTAAATTTCTCAATCTGATTAGCCCACTGATATTTCAATGAAGATAAACAGATTATAAGGCCTGGTTCTTTAATTTTGCCCTCATCCATGAGCCGCTCTAGGGCGGCAATGGTAAGCACTGTCTTTCCCAGCCCAAGGTCGTAAGCAACAAGCATGCGAGCACGTTCGCACATAAGGTTTACGGCCTCGGGCTGGTAAGGCAGTAGTGTCCCAGTAAAGGTCATTCTTCTCGTCTCCAGTGGATAAAGGACTTAATATAAACAGCAGCGTACGCTATAGCAGAAACAATAAATCCGTATTGCTTTGTAGTAACCGCGTAAACAATCCAAATAGCCTCATTAACAAGGAGTACTAACCACCCCCACACAGTCTTTCTGCCTACAAAGAAAATACCAGTTACACCAATAACGGCAAGTAACCAAGACCAATATTGCGTCATACAAACTGCCTCATACGAGCTTGTAACAAAGACATAAGGTTTTCAATAGAACCGTTGTTTATAAAAATCTGGTCAACTTTGTAGCCGTCCATAGCAGTCTCAGAGACGTGTTCGTTAACAGCGCCGATGCCAAGACGTTTAATGCGCCAAATTTGACCACCTAAATTTTTAATAGCATCTGCTTCATTTGGAAACCTAACATCAGTAATAACTACCTTGTCACCAGCAGATAGTCCAGCTAAACCTTGATCTACCCAAAACTGGTCGTTAAATACATGACGGGCCCCAACGCCTAAAGTTTGAAGAAGATTTCTAAGTTCTGGAAACTCTACTTTAGCTTTGTCCCAGCCATACGCATCAACAACACTTTTAACCCTATATTCATCTTTTACTAAAGGGTTTGTTTCATACAACAACTTACGTATAGGGTCAGCAAAAGATCTGTTCTCATATTTGTGAAGGCCAATAAGCATCCCAGCCAAAGTATCTTTGCCTGATTGCGCGTACCCTGAAAGACCAATAATCATTTTGCTACTCCTCGTAACTGATGACGTGCGGTAGATAAACCAGTCAAAGCCTCTGACCTACTCATGCCGCCTACATCTTTTAAATCAATACCGCTGTAATTGAATAACCAGCACTCTACACCCATTTGCTTACACAGCTCTAGTAAGGCTTGAGATGACGCTTTTCCAGCGTCATCGTTATCCATAGCAAAAATGATTCTATCGGCGCCACGTATTAGATTGAATTGGGCGGCAGACACTATGGCCCCATAGGTCGCAACTGCGCCTTCAATACCGATAGAACTAAGCCTAACAACATCCAGCGGGGACTCAACAACAATCATATCTCC